TTTAAAATTAGCCAAGAAGTTGAGAAAATTGGGAGTGAAACAGGACAGTTTGTGGGAATGGGTGGCTTTACCTCCACAAGAAGATCCTCCAAGTAAAAGTGACTATATTTTGACTCTTAGTTTTTCAAAGACATTGAAGGCTGAAAAATGGTGTTTCTCAGCCTTTACTGTTGCTGAATTAGGAGGGATGTTGCCAGTAGTAATTGATTTATGGGGAGAAGAAGCAAACATAATTATTTCAAAAGGTAAATTTTCTAAAGATTATTGTATTGATTATCTTGGTAATAATAAGGAAATTAAAAAAAGCGATAAAAATCTTTCTAACGCTTTGGCCAAAATGCTTGTTTATTTACTAGAAGTTAAACTATTAAAAATTAAAAAGGGAGGTAAACATGGCATCACGCAAATTTAGCAAGATGTATATGTTGGAGGTTAAGGCTAATAATACTCAAGAGGCCAGAATTGAGTATTTGATTAATACCTTGGTGGCAGTAGTTTTGAGGGTTTTCCCAACCGCTAAGGTTAAGTTAGATATTATGGATAAGGAGGAATAATATGAAAAATACTCAAAAAGAACTTCAAGATGATTTTTGTGTCTTAGCGGTATTCTTAATTTGTTTGGTGGTTGGAATGATCGCCGGTCTTTTTTACCTGACCGCTAAAGGATATGGCTCAGTAGTAAGGCAAGGGCTAGACAGTTATAGCCATATAGTTTTAAAATAACGGATAGGGTTACTTCTGCCTCACCCTTTGTTTTCTTATTCAAAGGTGGTTTTAGTTGTAGCTCTGTTAGGGTCTGACGAGAGAAAACCAGTCTACAAAGCTGGCAACCCCGGCGCGACTCCGGGCAGATCCACTAATTTACACATGTTTCCATGTTTTGTTTCTTGCGATAAGTCCAATTGTGCTTATGTCTACTTTGTATATTTTGGCTATTTCTTTATATGTTATTTTGTTTATTATTTGTTTTTTAATTTGTTTGACTTGTTGTTCATGAAGTTTGGAAGATGGGTTTTTACTTCCTTTTAATCCATTTTTCCCTTTGAGCCGCCCCTTTTTAGAGGCATCTCGGAGGTTATCAGTATTGGTTCCACAAAAAAGGTGGGCGGGATTAACACATGATGGGTTGTCGCAGTGGTGACAAACAAATTTTCTTTGTGGAATTTCTCCTTTATAGATTCGGTAGGAAAGTCTATGGGAGTATTCTGTCTTACCGTTCACCCTTATATTTCCATATCCCTTATTGTTTTTACATCCTTGCCACCACCAACAAGTTTTTGTTTTTTTAATTTTATCTAAAAATCTCTTTTTGGTTGTTTCCTTTATCATTTAAAAAGTATATACTTATTTTATATTAAATACAAAAATAAAATATGTTAGAAATGACCGGAAAAGAGTATTTGAGGCAAGTGAAGGGAAAAAGTAAGTATGGGGCTAAATGGACTAAATGTAGTCACAACCACCTGCATCAGTCAAAAAAGGAGGCTGTTAGATGCTCTCTCCTTCATGTTTTGCAGAAGGGTGGGGTAATATCTCAATTAAAACAACAGCCCCGCTTTGTTTTGCAGAAAGGGTATGATTACGAGGGTAAAAAGATCCGCCGGCTATGTTACTTCGCTGATTTTTCTTATTTAGAAGATGGAGTGAAGGTAATAGAAGACTGCAAGGGATATCGAACCAATGTTTATAGAATAAAGAGGAAATTGGTACTACCAATAATCAAGAAGCGTGGCTACCGTTTTATTGAGACATAGATATCTGCTAGAATAGTTTAGTTAGTAAAACGGAAAAATCGATTATGACAAATAAGAAGCCAAAGAAACCAAAGAAACTGAAGGAATCAAGACTTTACAAGCGTAAAAAATTTGAGAAGTTTTTAGAATTACTGAGGGGAAATACATCACATCATTGGGTACAGATAGCTAGTGCTTTGGGTGTTAATCCTGTAACGATTACTGCTTGGAAAAAATTACCAATGGCACAAAAGGCTATTCGTGATGGGATAGATAAGGCAATGGAGGGAATGGAAAAGGCTGGAAAAGATGATTGGAAAATGTGGGAGAGTAAGTTAAAAATGTTAGGTGTTACTCCAATAGAAAGGAAAGATTTGACAAGCGGAGGTGAAAAATTAGAGGGTTTAGTAGTTGTCAGAAATGGAAATAAAACTTAGCTCATGGCAAACAACTGTATGGGATGATAATCATAGATACCAAGTAATTAATTGTGGTAGAAGAGCCGGTAAGTCAACTCTTGTGGCATTAAAGATGACTGAGTTCGCCATTAAAAATTCAAAGGTTGACGTGTGGTATATTGCTCCGACTTATAAACAGGCAAAACAAATAATGTGGTTAATGTTGGCTGATATTGTTCCTTCAAGTGCTATTGAAAAACGTAATGAAACAAATTTATCAATTTTCCTTAAAAATGGGTCAAGGATTCTTTTAAAGGGTGCAGATAATCCAGATTCGCTAAGGGGTGTCAAGATTGATTTGTGTGTGTTTGATGAGTGTGCTTTCATTGTTAGGTGGGACGAGGTGTGGAAGGTAATTAGACCGACTCTGGTCGACTCTAAGGCTTGTGTTATGTTTATTAGTACTCCTAATGGTTTCAACCATTTTAAAGACATGGCGGACAAGCAGGATTTTAATTGGAATTATCATCATTTTACTAGCTATGATAATCCTTATTTACCAACGGAAGAATTAAATCAGATGAAAACGGAGATGGACTTAGATTCGTTTGCTCAAGAAGTAATGGGAGAGTTTAGAAAAATGAGTGGAATTATTTATAGGGATTTTGTGCGTAATGTTCATATGGTAAAGATTCCAATATTAGATAGTAATTATACTTTTACTAGGACATTAGACTTTGGTTATGGACATAAAACAGCTTTAATTTATTTTGCTATTAATAGCACTGGTGATGCTATTTATGGTTACGATGGGTTATATAAATCTGGTCTAGTAGAAAGTCAAATTGCTGATGTTGTTAAGACCAAAGATGCTGGTAGAATAATTACTAATCCGGTAGCAGATTCAGCTCAACCTATGAGTATTGCACAATTAGATGAGTTTGGTGTTAGTTTTAATCCAGTAGAAAAGGGTCCGGACTCAGTTAAAAATGGAATTGTTAAGGTAGCAGAGTTATTAAAAGTCAGAGCTGATACTGGTAAACCCACATTAATGTTTAATAAGGATTTAATGTGGATAGCTGATGAATTTGAAACTTATAGATGGATTGAGAATAAGGCGTTAGGTGGGGTAATAAAAGAAGTTCCATTAAAAGTAAATGATGATGCGATGGACACGATTCGTTATTTTGCTATGAGTTATCAAAAACAGAGAGAACCAGAAAGTGCTACTGTTAATAAAATTAAGTTTGATCCCTATGACTAAACCATTCGGCCCTGAAAAAATAGAAAAGATGATCTTGGTACAAGTTTCTGCTAAGGAAGCTGATTTGATTAAGAGATTAAGAAAATACTCGTATGGTCAGATAGTGGTTTTTAAAGCAAATGGTATTTTAACTCGGATTGAAATTAAAGATAGTCAGATGTTAAGAGACGATGGTGGTCTTGACCTAGCTATCCAATAACCTTATCATTAGGTATGATTGATTCAATGCCGGTACCTATTAGTAGAAGGGAGTTTCCACGACTTACTTTAAGACAAGAAGATTTGGCTGGTCTTGGAATTTGGGAAGTAAACAGTCAACACTACCTTGTTATAAAAGTAGAACTGGTGGCTAAGAGGAATACAAAGGCTTTGGGAATTGATGGATTGAAAGACAGACAGAAGATTGAGGGTACATTTCAAGTATTGAATGTTAAACCTCTTGGAAACAAGCCAATTGATGCTAAAACACTAGAAAAAGAAGACATGGAAAGAGTAGTGGCAGATGTCAGAAGTGGTAAGATGTAGGTACGATGCCTAACCCTACAAAAGATCCAACGATATACAATTTAACCCTAACTGTTGCTGATACAGAATATTTACAAGCTTTGCCGTCTAGTACGAGAGAATTTAGAGTCAGGTGTAGAACTTTGTATGATGTGAGATATGCGTGGGAAACAGGCAAGGTTGCTGGCCCAGTTGTTCCATACGCAACAATATTTGCCGGACTAGAATATCGTGGGGACAATAGTGATATTACTGGTAAAAAGTTATATTTAGCTTCGGGTACTGCTGGGGTGGTGGTGGAAATTGAAGTGTGGGTATAAAACATGAAAGAAACAACAGGTATACCAATCGGTTTGTTAAACACACAATATCTTAGGTTAGATTGTTCTAACGATCCTCTTACTGGCACACTAGACGGTGCCAACCTTGATTTTACTGGTCATGCGGCTATTGGTGCTGATGCTAGTGTTGGAGTTTATACAATCCTTGACATAGATGAAACGCTTGCCTTTAGAGACACTACTGGATATGGCATATTTGCTGATCTTTATCTTGAACCTCCTGGTGTTTTAAGTGCCGCTACTCATCTTGTGGCTATGGATATGCAAGCTCAATGGAATGGGGCAGTTGATGGCAGTGTTCACGCCTCAGTTCAAGGCATTAAAGGTGAGGGTGTTAATAGAGCTGCGGTACAACCAATAAATGAAATTGTTGGTGTTTATGGCAAGGCAAGTAATCTTGGTATATCAGATGTAACAGAGGCTATTGCCGGTTTGTTTAATGTT